AGGCCTTTTTGATGAGGTACAGAATTTCGTAGACGGTTCCCACATCCGTATCGCGACCAGCGAAGCGTTTATACTTCTTTTTCACCTTGTCGTACTCGTAGGGCTCGAGCATCTTCTTCCACTTGGGCGCGCTGATAATTCCCTCGTCGTTGTACGAGATGAGGACGTACTTGGAAATCTTCAGCGAGTCCTCGATGAGTTGCGTCATCGCTTTCAGGGCAAGGTCTTCCTTGTTAAAGTCCGACTGGTTCCGCTCGGCTCGGTCCGGCATGTGAGTCACCTCGGTCCAATTCTTCGCCTTTTTATTCGTCACGATGACGTTGAGCAAGAAATACATGTGACTGTACTCGTGTTGGTTGTATGGCGGGTCGTAGTAAATGAGATCAAAAGGTCCCTTGAGTTTTTTGACGAGGTCGTTGGTCGACTGGTTGTGGCACGTCACCTTGCACGGTTCGGGGGACCACACGGGGCACTCTAGTTTTATAGGTTTGGACACCCGATTCCAGTGGCTTTCCGTTTTGTGAAACGTGCCCACGTTGTCCTTGTCCTTGAAGAAAGCCATCGTGTGACCCATGGTGTTTGCGTGGACACTCGCCTGCACGAGGAGTGGACCGAGGCACCAGTCGGTCAGGTCGTTCTCGACCTTCTTCTCGATGTAGTTGCGCATGGTGTCGATGATGCGAGCGTTTTCGTGGGTAAAGAAACAGACCTCTCCAGCCTTGGGACTCTCCGTGCTCTTGGGCGCGTACCACTTGGTCATGATACCCTCGACGTACGGCCCCTTCTCAGCCAGCTCATTCATCTTGTCGATGTGCTTGGCTATCTTTTCCTGTTGAGCCTTGTTGGGTTGCTTCACGTAGCACCCAGCGCTGACATCTGCATAGACCTCGAGGTCGTTCGTGTGGAGCTCGGACGATTGTGTGGACAACATGCGCGCCACGACCCCACTCCCTGAGAAGCCGTCCATCGTGACCAGCTTGTCCTTCTTGAGCTTCTTCTTGACGTGATTGACCTGTTCTTCAATAAAGTCAAGGAGCTTCCGTTTGTTCCCCAGGTAAGTGAACATAGGCTGATGGATGTACTCCTCTGTCATTGAATTCGTTTGTCAAATTAAACTACACTGGTTAGCGCGAAAGCAGTTCTGTCTGGTATCCACCGCGCAGAAGAGCCCTCTCGGCAATGTGCGCTTTGACCTTGATCTTCGCGCCGTACTTCTCCAGCAACTTGAGGCACTCCTCGTCACCGCCCCACTCGAGGACCAGTTCCAGGACGGACCAACCGTCACAGTCCTGCCAGTTGGGGTCGGCCCCCAGTTCCAGGAGTTCCTTCATCATAGATGCCGTGTGGTACTCGTGACCGTTCCAGCCGTACCACGCGGCATCCTTGCATTCTTGGGGTGCATCCTTGAACGCCTCAGTCAACGTGGGGACGGCGCCGTCTTCCCACTTGTACCAGAAGGCGTGGAAGCTCGGAGCCATCTTACAAATGACAGGGCGCGCGTCCTTAGACTCGTGTGCGAACATAGCATTTTAGGCACCGTACTTTCCACGATGGAAAATCGACCGGAAGAACCGTCTCGCACCCCCTGCACTTGCGGCACTTGCACGACCCACAAAGCTTACTACACACCGCGCACCGGCAATCGCGTCTCAGGCCCCCGCAAGTCCGGCATGTCAAGCAGTCACATTCGTCTTTGTAGTGCTCGAAGATTCCGGTTTTGGGTGGAATGCACTTCAAACACTCGCAATTGCCGTACAGCGTCTCAAGGCACCGCTTACACCGTTCACATCCGCACTGAGGTGTCCTTTTCCAGCAAAGTCGGCATACGGGGCAAGAGCACTCACGCAGTTTCCGTTGGCAATGACGGCAGTAGGCACACACACAGAACTGTGTTTTCTCCTTGCAGAAGCGGCACCGAGGACAAGTGCAGTCGTCGACGGTCTCCTGACAGAAGAGGCAATGGGCGCACTCGCAGTTTGCCGGCAACTGGTGGCAGTGAAGGCACGCGTCTCGACACTCGCACTCGTCGTCATCGCACCAACCTTTGCGACCGTTCTTTGAGTTCATCTTGGGGATGATAATGCCGGCGGCGCACTTATTACCGCGGACCCATGCATTCACTTGACCATTAAGCTTAGAGTTTCCGAAGCGTTTGATGCATTGCGATCCGAGGATAACTTCCACTCCGGATCTCGTATTCAAGAGACAGAATATCGTTTTCAACTCGTCACATGTGCATATGCACTGCATGGTGTCGCCTTCGTCACCGTCGTCGAGCTTGTGCGGACGATCCATTCCCACGACTTCCCATACATCATCACTCCATGCATTTCCAGTAAGTTTGAGGAGCTGGACATTCAGCTCCTCAAACTTATTGCTCACAACCTTGTCAAAACGCCGCGCCCATGCGTTGGGAAATTTCGCGTATAAACCCTATACGAATGGCATGTGTTTTACACTCTCAAGAACCCGTACCCTTAAGCTGCGCCTTCACGATAGCCTCAATCTTGCCGAGCGTCGGTGCAGACACGTCGCAAATCTTGCACAACTCGGCGCGCGAGGGCCCGACCCCGAGCTCTGTGAACACGACGCTCATCACAGCCGCAGCGACCGCCTTGGGCGTCCGGCCCATCAGCTCCACGCAGTCCTCGAGCGACTTGCACACGCGGACAATCTTCATCTTGATCCGGCCTCGGTCCGTCTCGGGAACCGCCGTGGACTCGATCGAGTTGAAGAAGCGCGTGACCAGGTCCGCAGGCGTCGTGACGTGGACCTCGGTCTCGGGGACCTGGTCCTGAAACATGTCGAACGTGCGCGAGATGTCGCGCGGCGGGATCCCGAACGCGTCGGCAATCTCGCGCGTGGTCCGCGCGACGCCGTGCTCGCGGCACGCCTGGAACACGCAGTTGGCCTTGATGCCGTTGCGGACCGCCCCGCGCGTGAGGACCGCCTCGTTGAACGCCTTGTACTTGATCTTTGCAGCGTACATGACAACGTCCTGCAGCTTCAGAACATCCTTGCCGATGCGGTCCATGCCCGCATATGCGTGGAACAGCGCGCGGTCCTTGTGGTTCATGGACGCGTGCATGTTGATGCGGGCCAGGCGCTTCTGCGCATACGTAGCGCCGCGCTGCGCAGTCATGAAGGTCGTAGCGCCCCAGGCCTCGGAGAAGTGGTCCAGGTTCACGGGCGCGCCGATTCGCGAGGGGTCCCCACCGCCGTTGCCGTCGTCAGCACCCGAGCGCCACTCAGCCTCCGTGGAGATGAAGACATCGTCCACGCGCGCGCAGACGGTGCAGACCGGCAGGTCGTCGTGCACGTCGAAGGACTTGAGACCGCCACAGTGCGCGCACAAAAAATCAGCAGTCGGGTCCGGGACCTCGGGCGAAGAAAGACTTTCTTCGCCCGCGCGGCACGCGTCGAGCGCGGCCCAGCTCAGGGCGAGGGCATCAGTGGCACACATCAGGGTGGGGAGGGCGGGGGACTTAAGAGTGGGACCCGACCGCGCCAACCTGGCGTAAACAAAACACGTTTTCTTAGTAATGAGCGCCCAGGTCCCTGTCGTGGATCACGTGAAGCGTGCTACGATCGAGTCTATTGCTTCTAGTTCCCCGTTCAATATCTTTAATATCGTCGCGCTCGTCGCCATCCTGGTCATCGGGTTCTTCCTGTACAAGAAGTTTAACGTCAAGTATGCTCAGGGCGCGATCCGGACCTCGAGCTTCGTTCCCTCCGTGCCCAAGCCGGTCGCCGCCGCGGCGCCGGTCGTCGTCGAGGCGAAGGGGTCCGAGCCGGGTCCCGCGGGGGATGAGGACGAGTGAAAGACGCGTCTTTTGATCAGCGCTGCACTGAATCCACGACACCCCACTCGACGCACTGCTTCGAGTCCAAGTACATATCGTGCTTGAGCAGTTTGTGTAGCCTGCGCTCAGGGATCTGGGTCTCTCGCGAGTAGATGGACCGGAACCGGCCCATGAACTTTTCGAGGTTGCTCATCTGTTCCTTCAGGTCCTCGAACCTTCCCCAGACCCCGTCCATATTGAGTTGATGAATCAGTATGTACGAGTTCTCAGTCATGTGGCGCGAGTAGCCGCCCAGGAGCAGGAACGTGGCGGCCGAGGCGCACACGCCGTCGGCCACGGTCCGAATCTTGACGTGCTTGTTGAGCCCGCGTATGCAATCCATGCCGCTCAGGCCCGAGTGCATGTCGCCCCCGTCGCTCCGAATGTAGAGCCGGATCTCGGGTCTCTGGTCCTCGAGGCCGAGGTCCATGTACTTGTGGCGCAGGTCCTGTGCGAGCTTCCGGAGCTTCATATTTAGTTCAAGGATCGTCGCTTCACACACGTCGCAGTGGAAGTACACGTCCGTGCCTTGGACGTGCACGTAGGGAGGAGGCTCTTCTCTTTCGAGGTCTTCAGTGTCGCTCATTAGGGTCTCAACGTGCCGAGACTTTAGGCCGTGAGGCTCTTTTTGAGTCCCGCAAGCGTTTTCGCCTTGATTTTGCGGAACGGCGACAGGTGGTTCAGAACGTCCAGGTCCTGTGGCAAGAGCCCGTACTCGCGGAGCGTCGCGACGTCGCCCGCCTCGGCATAGTCGCGGAGCAAGAGCAGGTGGTCCAGGTCGAGCCTCTTGCCCGGGACCCTCGTCGCCATCGCCTGGATCTTCTTGGTCCGCATACACATGTTCTGGTACTTGGTCCACGTGGCGCCCGGTTTCAACGGTTCCTTGAGCGTGTGGCCTATCTTGACCGCGGGCAGGATACACCCGTACAGGTTAAAAAGGGGCAAGAGGTCCCAATCGCCCGCGTACACGCGGTCCTCGATGATGTCAGCTTGGCTGAAATAGTCGGCGACCGACGCGAGCGTTTCGGGTTTACACTTTGGGACATCCACATAATTCTGTTGCAAAATTGAGGCAATGTTACCAGGCTCCTGGATCGGTTCACCCACAAAGTGTGCAGGGTTGGCGTTCGAGGACGTGGACACGAGTGACGTCACAAAGTCCCGAGGGCCCTGGAACTGGTCGCGCCAGTCGGACGAAAAGTGCGTACTCTGTTCGACCTGGCGGACGTCTCCTCGGGCCCGGCGGATCGCTTCGTCCGTGGCCGCCGGGACCATGACCTTGATCTCCTCGAACGTCGGTACGGGAAAGTCAAAGACTTGGAATTCAAAATCAAATTTGGGGAGGACCTGGGAAGTCACGACGAAAAGACCTCGTGTGGGAGGACCCGTAAGTTCTCTGAGTCCGACCAAGTCCTGGACGCACTCATAGTCATCCAAAATTACCGGAAGGTCTGATGTTCTAATTTTCTCCAAGAATTCTGTCGTATCATGTTTGCTCTTCAGAATTTCAGATGTTAATTCGATGTGTGTGGGGCCTAGCGTTCGGTGGACCGTCCAGGATTTTCCGATCCCGGTACGGCCGAGCACGACCACAGCCGGCCCGAGCTTCGTGAATTCGTGTTCATAATTCTGTCGGGGTCTAGTAACATAGTACCTGTCCATGGCGCACGGGTCCGATGATGAAGACGAGGGTGACCTCTCAAAGCAGGTGATGAATATTCTCCTCCAAAATAACGCACTCAAAGGTACTCTGACCGGGTACTTGGCGTTCAACGTCGTGATCTTGCTCCTTTTGATTTATATCTCGGTACGTATCAGCTTGAAGTGATGAGCCGTCCAGGACCTTCAGGTCCTGTTTTAGTGAGGCGCGCCAGGGACCGCGTGCACAAGTTCGAGGCTGTGTTTTCTGATGGCGCGCCGCGCGTCGTTCGGTTCGGCCGCCAGGGCTACTCGGACTATACGAAACACCACGACGCGAAGCGCAAGAGCCGGTACATCGTCAGGCACCAGCGCCGCGAGAACTGGGGGCGTTCAGGTTCGCGGACTGCAGGCTTTTGGTCCCGGTGGCTCTTGTGGTCCAAACCCTCGTTCAAGGCGGCCCTCGCCCAGACCCAGAAGGTTCTGGGAAGGAAGATTCTATTTAAACGGTCGGGGCGTTGAGTGACCAAGAAGATGGCTCAAGGGGCAAGTGCTTCGCACTTGAGACCGGTCCTCATAGGCCTCGTCGGACGCTCGCGCGTCGGAAAAGATACGGTTGCTAGTTTCTTTTCCGACACACACACGGTCACGCGGTTGGCCAAACCCATCAAGGAGGCGTGCAAGGCTATTTACGGTTGGGACGATGCCGTGCTCGAGACCGACCTGAAAGAGGTTCTCGACCCGCGGCTCGGTGTTTCACCTCGTCTGGCTATGATCCACATGACCCAGGCCATACGCGCGTTCACGGACCCCGAGTTCTTCACGCGCCGGCTCTTCGACTCGTGGGACGGCACGACGCCCATGGTGATCCCGGACGTCCGGTACGACCACGACGTCCGCGAGATTCACAAGCGGGGTGGCGTGACGATCAAGGTGACCAGACCGGGGTGTCCGCGCCACGTGGCCGAGGACACGGTCGACGACCTATGGACGACGTACGAGGTCCAGAACGACGGGGCGATCGAGGAGCTTCGGGTGAAGGTGGCTAGCTTGGTTTTTATTGGCACGAAATAGTAATGGCGGATGATTCCCAGCCCATCAAGTACGTCTATGTCGACTCGACGAACCGTGATGTGGTGCTCTTTCCAAATGGAAACAGCTACGTGCTCCACCTCACGGCTCCTCTGCACTCTGTCATCCAGGTCGACCTCGTGACGGCCAAGGTGCCGAACAGCGTGTACAACCTCACGAACGGCTCGAACGTCTTTATGTTCACCACGTCGAACGTCGCCAAGGACGTGAGCGTCGCCCCCGGGTACTACTCGGCCACAGGGCTCGCCCGGGCGCTCGTGAACGCCTCGGGCACCACGCTCTTCAACCTCGAGTTCCTCCAAGACGAGGGCCGCTACCTCTTGTCGTCCAACATCGAGTTCACACTCGAAGCGACGACCAGTGAGATTCGTAGGGCGCTCGGGTTTGCTTCGGGAACCCTCACTAGCTTCGCCGCCTCAACGAGCCCCGTCTATGCCAACGACACGAATTACCAGGGCAAATGGCTCTACAAGTCGACCAAGTTGATCGACCTCACGACGGCCGAGTACCTCTTCTTGGACATAGATGAACTCCGTACCACGAGCGTCATCGATGCCAAGAAGCTCGTGGGCGCCACGGGAACGACCGAGGGGGCGACCATGCGAAGCACGTTCGGCCAGGTCCCTATGGACGTGCCCTCTGGAACCATAAAAAACTTCAAGGAAACCTCAGACTACAAACAGTACGTACAATTTACAACCCCAATTCCAAAACTTGATCGCCTGACGGTTCGGTGGGTCGATCATCGCGGAAAGCTCGTCAACTTTCAGGACTTTAACAATAATGCGTTTACGCTTAGGTTCCACTGCGAGTACCGCAAGTTGCCCGAGCCGGTTGTGCCTCTACAAGACGTCGAGATTAGACGAATTGTGGAAGCCATGACCTATGTCACGCCCAAGGAGGAGTCGAAAAAGCGACCCCGTATTCCCTGGTGGCTGATTTTGGTTGTTGTTCTAAGTGCTTACGTGGCGTGGCGACTCAAGCCGGCGCCTGCGGTCCCTGCGGTCGCTTAGCGGGTGACCGCGAACACCGGCTGGGACGGCTCCTTGATCTCCACGTTCTTGGCCAGCATCTTGATGGCCATGAACACTAGGATGGACAGCAGGGTCGTGAACAGAGCGCTCAGGATGTAGTACTGGCCACCGTTCTTGTTCACCATAATGATCTGGGCAATCAGCCAGCGAACAACATCCATCCACGCGATCGCGCTGGCGAAGGCGAAGCCGCCGACGATCGAGTTCAGGGACTGGGCCTCAACCTGGAGAGCAAGGTTGCCAAGGAAAGACATGTTAATATTGGATCCGAAAAAAAACGGGCGGCTCTCTAGGGTCCCAAGGCCTGGGGCCCTGGTCGGATTCACTTCGCGAATCCTCGTCCCTTTCCTCGTCCTCGTCCTCGTAGTCCTCCTCCTGGAGAATCACCGAGTAGTGAACTTTAGGGACGAGCTCTTCGTCGTCCGTGTCGTCGCCTGGCTCTGGCACAAAAGCGAACGAGCGCATCACGCCCCTTCGCCTACCCTTCACGCTGTTTGTCTATGGCGCGCTTGAGCGCAAACTCGGCCGGGCTCTCGGGCTCCCACGAGTCCCACGAATCGGCACAGGCGTTCATCTTGGCCGCGATGGACACCTCTTCTGTGCCCGCGGGGTCGCCTGAGTAGCGGGTCCAGACCTCCTCCTCGGACTCGGACTCCTCGTCATTGACGAGGTCTGGGACGTCGTCCGAGTCGGAGCCCGAATCCCCCTCCTCTTCATAAACCTCCGGAAACAGTGAACCGACCTGCTTCCCTACGACGTTGCGCGCTGCGAACATGAGGCCGTACCTCATGTCCTCTGCGACGATACAGTCACGACCACACGCCTTGCAATATTGAGCGGCGAGCACGGTGCCAGCCTCGAGTACCGGAAGCAGAATGTCCATAGCGGCAGCCTCCATCGGCCCCGAGTATGAAATACTCGTCCCTTAACCTTATTTAGGACTCAAAATTCGTAAACAGAACCTCGGCAGCATCGTGTGCCACGTAACAGAAGTTGTAGTTGACGGCCCATACGGAGATGTACCTGTTCGCAGCACTTGTGGCCAGGTTCAATTTCAAAGTCTGATTGGCGATGCGTGAGAAGTTGACGTGGCCGCTTGGAGCATCGTTCTGTGGGTCAAGTGAAAAGGAGTACATGTAAAACTGACGGTCTGGAATTCTAGTATGAAATTCTAAAGCCTGAATATTTCTCAAGAGCAGGGGTGTCCCAACATCGGCCGAGATCCGGTCTGTCGAATTAAAAAACAAAATTAGGCTTTGAAGCTGGTCGCCCGAACCGTCAACCGTGTAGTCGTAGCCGCGGGCCGTGTCATTCTGAATCACAAAGAACATCTCCTTCACGGGGTTCATGAAAGCCAAAGGGCACACGGTCGTGTCGACGCCCTGCTGAATAAAGAAATCAATCTTCTGGACCTGCTCAAACAGGTGCAGCTGCGGGTTCGCCTTGATGTAGCTCACCTCGTTCTCGGACAGGTACGTGTACTCGACAGAGAGCGTCGCCTTGAACGGTGCACGCGTGTTTACGATAGGCTGAGTGAACACGCTCGACGGGTACCACACGATATTCACCTTCACGTCGTCATTGAAGGCGCACAGGGGCAAGCCGTTTTTCAGAAGAGAAAAGGGCAGCGGGATTGTGTACTGTGCGAGAGACGCCGTGGTGCCCTTACCCGTCAGCGTCCGGAGCGCGAGCTGCTTGCTGTACGGAACCTCAAGGTCGTGCTTCATCTCTATGTACTCACCCCAAAGGCGCTCGACCATGGTAGAGCCGATGTAGAGCTCGACATACTTGATCATCAGTGTACCGGCCGAGCTGAGCACGGGCGTGTTCGCCGCAAAGGGCGGGGTCACCTTGAGGTACATGTCGGTCACGAGGTCACCCGACCGGGGCAAGAGCACGAAGCGCTCCGAATCAAAGACGGGCGGTGCGCCCTCCAGCTCGACAGTCTCGACACGCGTGGCGTAGGGCGTGAACCCGCTGTACTTCTCGACGAAATAGGTCACTTCGGGCTCGCCGCTGAGGATGATGTCCTCGACGCCGAGGAATGTGAGGCTTGCTCGACCGGCCATCGGTCCTTTTATCATCGCAGATGATTAAATCCCTCATGGCCTCCGCGCCTTTTCTAGCTTGTATGCCCGGTCCACGGACCATTTCCACGCACCGCCGCGTCCGGGCCCCACCCGTGGTCGAATGCCCGCCTTTTTAAGGATCTTGGCAGCCTTGTGCTCCACCGTCGCCTGCAAAGGCCCACCGAACAAACCGGCTCGCCGCCGCTTCATGAGTTTATCGTAGTCTGCGACGTATGTCATCGGTCCTTTAATCATCGCAGATGATTAAATCCCTTGGACCCTGCGCGGGGCCCGAGTCCACGGACGCCTAGTACTTATGATGAGTGAGATGGTTACTAGGGACATAGTTTACGTGGATAGGTGCAAACCTGCCGAAACGCGGTTTAAAATTGCCAGGTTTCGTTTTGCTTGTATTTACGACGTAATTTCCAGGAGCTAATAATACTTCACATTCCTCCTGTATACGGGATCTGAACTTGCGAGAGTTGATTGCAGGATAACGCCCGGGTGGCAGTACCAATAAGATATGTTTCGCATCCATACTCGGCATACCAACCAAGAAACTCTCGGCAACGCCTCTTGAACGACTGAATGAAGCAAAAGAGTTCTGCATATTACCGAAAATTTCCAATTTTTTCATGAGCGTTCCGTTTTTATTAATAACACCGCGGTACAGAGGTGTATTGATAGTGACCGGGAACATCTTCATACGACGATAAAGAGCTTGGGCCTTTGCTGGCGCATTTCCTGACTTTATATTAGCGTAATTACTATTTGTATAGTTGCTGAATGCCTTTTTGACACTGTGTTTCATGACGGCGCGCTTGATGGTGCGCGCAGCTTGTTTCCTTCTCGGACTCGCGTTAGGCGTTGGCATTATTTATGGTGAACATTTTATGCCTAGTTGAACATAAGTCCCGCGAGGCCGTTCTCGACACGCAAGATGTTGTAATTGACGACCAGGAGGCGCATCTGCCGAGCCAGAAAGTAAGGGTCCGTGTTGACGGTCAAGAGCACCTCGTTCATGCGGCTGAAGTTGACGTGGCCCGTGGGCCGGGGAGAGTTCGGGTTAGAGCCGAAGGAATACATGTAAAAGTCACGCGTCGGAAAGGTCTGGTACTTGCGGAAAGGCTCGAGCGTTCCGAGCTGGGTCGCGTCGGCAGTGAGCGCCGCCTGGCTGTTGAACTTGAGCGTCAAGTCCCGGAACCCGTTGCCTGTGTAGTCATATGAGAGGTTCCCATTTGGCTGGATCACCAAAAACATTTCACGAATTGGGTTCTTGAATTCGAGCTTGAACACACCGGTCGTAAAGTTGGGCGGGAGAGTGAATGTCTGGTACTGGTACTGCGTGATGATGTGCTCGATGCGGTTGCTCCGGAACCAGTTAATCTCGGGCTCGGACAGGTAGACGTACTCGGTGATGATTGTTGCTACGAGCGGCGGATTCTGGACTGACGTGACGGCCGTGAGCTCCGAAAATGGCCTGAACGTGATGTGAACCTCGAGGTCCTGGCGCGACGTTGCGACGATGGGAAGAGACAATTCGGGCGATTCGTAAAAGTAAAACGGTAAGTTGACATAGTACGAGCGAGCGGAGTACGCCTGTGACGAGTCACCCTTGCCCGTCAAGAGTGTCAGTCCCGGCTGGTTCTCTGACGAGATCCGGAGGTCGTTCCAGAGCTCGATGACCTCGCCCGTCAAGGTTTCAATGAGCTGCCCACCCATCTTGAGCTCGGCCGTCTGAATCGCACGCGTGGCGACCGAGTCGTAGTATTGGTACGAATTGACGGGGTTGGCGTTCGAGGCGATAGGGTACACGGCCAAGAACGTGCTTGCGTTCATGGTGGGGAGTCCACCCGACGCCGTCACGATCGAGAACGTCGTGCTCGACGCCAGGATGTTGGACACGCGAAACGGGATGCTGACTGTATAGGGCGGCGAAAGACCGAGCCCGACGGGATACGTGGTCACGGTGCCCTGTACATTGATGGACAGTGACCGGATTTGTACATCCGTACAAATCGCCCCCGTCAGCATATAGGTTCCCACATTCGAAAATGAAATTGCATTCGACACGAGAGTCTCGATGTACTGGTACCCGTTGAGTGTAAAGTCGGTCGACAAACGAAGGGGGTCCACCGGAAACTGACCCGTGGTTCCCGCTCCGAACATCAGACCGTTAAAGGGTAGCACGACGCTCGGTGTACCCGTCGCAGCGGGGACGGCCACCTGGTTGAACACGAAG